AGTATAACAATAATATACCACCGTGTCAAACGTTTTGGACAGCCTGTTCTACCATAAGAACCATAGAAATCCTAACCATGCTTTAAGAGGCATTACAGCGGATTGTAAATGGTGTTAAATGGTGGGTGCATCCTTTCTACTATTCTATACATTATACTGCACAATGATACTAGGGTCAAGACTTTTTGGGCAAATAAGGAGGTTTTTTGGGCAAGTTTTCCACCCTGAATCTGGCAGGATTCGCCATTTAAAGTGGTTTAACGTTAGGTTTATGGTGTAAGTCATTGATTTAGAAAGGTTTTTTGGCGGTGGCCTGTGTTTAAAAATACTATCTCACCTTTGTTCTAGACTTCCCCGCAAGCATCACGCCTCTATCCTACCACCACTATCCTCAGTATATTCACTACTCTTTTATAGTTCTTTTTACTCCAAATAGTTCTAGGTATTCACTGTCACTAAGTTCATCTATTGAGTTATAGCTTAACAGTCTTGCTTGTCTAACTGTAATAGTGCTCTGTTCTTCTACCCTTGCACATATGTGTTCTTCAGTATCAAAGTCATAGTCTAAACAGATCCAACCTTTGCTTAACATTGTGTTATCATAATCTTTAAAGCGTGCGAGTTTCATTTGTTGTGTGCCACTATTTGAACTCTTGTTCTGTTGTGTTTGTCTGTGCGTGTTGAGTATTCTACTATATCATAGTATTGTTCAAACAGGCGTGCCCATTGTGCAGGTTCTTTTAGGTTTATGTGTGCATTGCGTCCATCTGGCAGTGTCTTCCTAGCAGGGCTACAATCAATAACAAATACTAGTGTGTCAAAATGTTCTACAAGCGTTTGCATTGTGTTGTGTTCTTCTGTGGGGTCTATGTGTTCAAATACATCTAGGCTATATGCACAATCCCAGTCTTGGTCTTGCCAGTGTGTGCTTGCATATTGTTCAATGCCAGGTTCATATGGGTGTATGTGTGCTTGGGGAAACTGTTGTTGTAGCCAAGTCACTGTGCCCCCTTTGCCTGCTCCATAATCAACTGCACAAAATGGTTGTAGTCCATATAGTTGTTCAAGTGTTTGTGCTATCCAAGGGTACGGTTTGCCTTTGCCTCCTTGTGGAAAGTGTTTGTGGAAGTCACTCATCTGTGTCTCCTTCTAGTGTTTTCCAAAACTCCTCTAGCAGAAGTTTGTGTTCTTCAAATCTACGTTGTTCTATTCTCTGAAAAAATCTATCTATGAAGTTTGGTTCGTCATCTGTGTCTTTGTTAGATTCTTGATCAATCATTTGTTTGTCCTTTGATCTCTAAATGTTCTGTTTCTTGTTTGCTTGTCGTGTGTGGGGTTTGCCCAGAAGTCTGTGGCTACTACATTGTTTTGTATCTGACGCTGTGTCCTTCCTTGTTTGGTAAGGCTGCCTTGGTGTTGCCAATCATACATTGTAAGTGCATAACTCCAACCCGTGCCATCCCACCATACTGCACAAGCACACCACGGTTCATTTGTGTTGCGTTGTTCTGCATCCTTACGCCAACCGTGATTGAAGTGCATCTTGCCTATGTAAGGATAGGTTTTGTACGTGCCTTTGGTATAGGCTCTTACGCCATCAGCAAACTCCAGGAGTTCTTCTGCACCTTCAGGCAAGTATTTCTTGAAGTTGCGTCTGTCTTTGGTTAGTGTTGCAATAAACTCAACTGCTTCACTTGGTGCTTCTGAGGGATTGATCCTTATCTGCAGTTTGTATCTCTGCTTGCTGTGTTCGCCGTTGTCATAGAAGGTGAATAATGCCCTATGCACATAGTCTTGTGTGATTGGGGCTTCCTCTGGTGTAGGTGATGCTGTCGCCACACTTTCTTTAGAGGCTTCGCCTTCCTCTTGGCTCAAGAGAGCCTTTGTAGAGGTCACTTCACTATGACTATGAGAGGCGTTAGCCTCTGTGTCAAGAGAAGAAGCAACGCAGTTGTGCGTATTATCTCTATTATCTTTATTATCTATATTATAATAACCTACACCACTCATTACATAAACTCCTTTGCTGATTTGTAATCATAGAAATCAACGCCAAGTGCGTGTATCTTTTGTGCTTCTTGTCTGTTGAGCCATTGGACGTGACAGTCGCAATATGAGCAACGTAGGGCCGCATAATGCACTGCTGTGGGTTTGCATTTGTGGATAGACACACGATGATTGTCGTGCTTGGTTAGTTTGGTAATCATAACTTTCTCCTTGTTGTTTGCCATCTACATTGTTATTTATACAATATACATAATAACAGCAAATAACTGGAAAGTCAAGACAAAAAAAGACCCTTTGATGCAATCGCAGGGTCTAGTATAGGAACGTTAGTTTTTATGATATGAAACATTAAAGAATCAAATAAGAAAGTGTGACAACTCCATCTATAGGAGTAAAATAAATGGCATTATATTTCAACAAGAAGAACTGCCACACTCTCTATAACATTATTTATGCTACTCCTTTAACATAGCATACTTTTCTTTAGATGTCAAGACATTTGTGTCAAGATAATCACTTCTTAGACCTAAAGCAATCCTTTTGCAGTGACTACATCTGCGTTGCCAATGCGGAAGCGGTGTCACACACCATTTGATGTCTTCCACACGCGGTTTGTCAGTGACACAATCACAGTCTTCACAGTAGCCTTCCATAACAATATTTACTAGGAGCTAGATATTGCACTGCCTATGCTGACTACCTTCCAAGTAGGGTTGCCTGCACTGTCATCTTCACCTACTGCTACTGCTAAACATTCTGTGCCTGCATCACCATCTGAACAAAACGCAATGTCACCCTGTTCAATGTCAGTACGTGCGTTTAGTTGTGCTGTAGTTTGCGGATTCAGTCTCAAGATGTGTTCTAACAGCACCTTGTCTGTGGCAGGATCAAGCGTTAAGTTTTGTCCGCTTGTGCTGTTGATTTCGTCTGGTATTTGACTGCTTGCAAGTTTGCTTGATGCGTTTAGTCCTGCTACGCCGTTTGCTGTGTTGCGTCCGTCAATAACATTTACAAGCTCATCCAGTGCCGCTTTTAGGTCTGGACGTGCTGCCGCAGGAGAATCTGTTCCTGCATCTAGATTAGTTGTTGATACGTTTGATGAGTTTGCCCATCCCATTGTTTTCTCCTTATTCTGGTAAGATCCTTACCCTTACTGCGTTGGTTGTTATATCTTCTAGTAATGCTGTTGCAAATATTTCTCCAGCACTGTCAGTGTCGTTTGTGTCAGTCATAAAGATCATCCTAAAAAACTTCCATTCACCTGCACTCAGTGTAAAAGATTGGAAGGTATGATATTGATCTACCAATGGCTGTCCTGCACTGTCTTCTAGTGTGTCAAATATCTGTATCTTAAATGTTATATCAGCATTGTTTGTAGGATCTGCTTTGACCAACAAATAGTTTTGATAACTTGTTCTTCCTACAGGTCCTCTTGATGCTAGTTCATCGTCAATACTATTCTGTGAAACGTTTGTGCTAAATCTTAACTGCTGAGTAAATGCACTGCCTGTGGTGTTTATACCATTATGCACAAGATTGCCTCTTGTTAGACCAGATCCTCCAGTGCCTGAATGTCCTGAACTATAAAATGTATTACGCTGAAAAAAGTGTTCTGGTGCGTGTGCGTGTATGGTAGTATCACCTGCACTGTCTGGATCAAAGTCAATGTTATCACCAGCGTTTATAGCCAAAGATTCTGCACCTAGTGTGCCTGCGTTGTATTCGTCAGCAATAGTGTTGAAACTTGTAGCAAGTGTGTAAAGTTCTGCTCTGCTTTCTGCGATACTGTCATTTTCGTTGTCAAACTTTGTTGCGTCTGGTTTAGATACTGATGGCATTATGCTGTCTCCACTATTTGTCCTGTTGCTGTGCTATTCAATGCTTTTAGACCTGTTGCAATAGCGTCAAATGTACAATCAACTGCCTTGCGTTTGCCGTATGCATCAATGTCGTAGATGTAAAGCGTAGGAGGTGATGTTGATTTGTCTATAAAGATATAAGGCGTTATTGTGCCTGCACTTGCACTTTCTACGTAGTTGTCAATTGCATAACCGTCAGCAACATAATCTGAAGTAGGCAAATGCGGTTGGCAAACTACGCTTGTAACTGTGCCAATACCTTGCAAACTTTCTATCTGTCTTACGCCAATGCTACCGCTCAATGTGTTTGAGTTTATGTCAGTTATTGTGCGTGTGACCTGTGTGCCGCTTACGCTGATGTTGATATTCTCAATGCGTGGTACTATGTCTGCTCCTGCACTATCTCCTGCAATGCTTACTACAAACTGCCAATATCTGCCCTTCTTTGCTTCTAGGCTTTGGCTTGGTGTGACTGCGATAGTGCTAGGACTTAGTATATCTCCCGCACTGTCAAGGCTATCACCATAACGCACTGTGACATCATATGTGTAGTTTGTATCAACGTCAATAAGGTAGTTTAGAAGCTCACTGCTACCATAATCTAAAACTTCTGTTGTAAATGTAAGAGGCAGTGTGGGTGTGCCGTCCCAGTTGGTCCAGTTTTCCCAGTTTAATCCTGTAGAGTCAGCGTCATAGTAATCCCAATCTTCTGCACCCTTTGGCAAGTAGTATCCTTGTTGTGCGTCAAAGTAACCGTTTCCTGCCATCTTATCCTCCTAAATTAACATTCTTACTTAAAAGTGTTGCTGTTTCTAGATTAGTATAATGATAATCAAGCAAATAGTTTAACAATCCATCTATACCATTGTCTGTTACACTCTGACCGTCAATACCGTTGTATGTATAACCTGGGAACACGCTTGTTATATTGCCTTCTGGTGTTAGTGCGGCAAAGTCACTGCCATCTGGTATTTCTATACCACTTGCACTTTTACGCCAAGCAACCTTATAAACAACGTCTTGTTCATCTGGCCCCCAATAGAAACTCTTATGCCTGACTAAACCACTGCGTTCTTCAATATGGCGTCCTGATCTAAAGTTGATTACTTGTTCATATCCATAAACAGTGCCGCCTTTGAATGTGCGAATAACAAGTTCATCAATAGTGCTGTCAGTTGGTGCATTGATACAGAACAAATAACTTCCTCCCATATCACGTGCTAATCCAAATAAATCAAATGCTCTGTATGGTTTATACATAAATCCTGCTGTTGAACTTTGAGCAAAGTTTTGGCTTTCTTTTATAACTTGATGTGGTAAGCCTGGTATTGAGTAAAACTTTACGCCGTTTGGACCGTTTTCTTCTAAATCTTGGAACACATTTACCCTTGGCGTTGGCACAATAACTATACCTGTGTCTGGCGGTGGATTTGGTGAATCTCCATCGTCTGGATCATCGTCATCAATAGGCGGAACAACACCTACAGGTTGTTCTGGAACAGGATCAGGTGTAGGTACAATAATATATTCGTCTGGCAAGTAGATTGGTGGCGGTATTTCTATTTGCTCGCCTGTTGTAAATGGATACACAGTTGCATCGTGTTCTACTGCTTCAACGTCTATAAATCCATCATTCTTAAGTTTCATACCAACTACTCTATATGTGTCATTGGCAAGATTTAGAACTGTATCTGTTACACGTATAATATCACCTACTTCTACGTCAAGCAGTTCTTGCGTTGCAGTAAAACTTACCTGGGTTTGATTACGACTCTTTTTGTAAATCATAGCCGCTAGGTCACGTGCAATAGCTTTGTTAGTCACAGTATGGAAAGTAAAGTCAGCAGTAAGTTCTTCATCGTTGTCAATGGTTTGATCGCCACTAACACTATGCACAACCTGCTGGTTTGTAAATTTAAGATCTGGGTCAATGTAATTTACAATCACTTGGTTGTATTTGCTGTTTTTACGCTCACCATCTAGGTTTATACCACCAATGATTACATCACTTGTAACATCATATGCTATTTCAACTGTAGTGCTTGTAACATCTGTAGGATGTCCGCCATCTTCCATCTTAAGTTTATAACGTCCTTGCACATAAGGCATAATGCCTCTACAACCTGCAGTCAATATCTTGACATTGTCAATAACTTTTTGCTGTGTTTGCACAACAGCGTTCATTGTAAGGATAGGACCTGTTTGTGTGCTTGAATAATTTACACTAGTTGCACACTTATTAGCCGCAATCCTAAATGCTTCTGCGTCTATTTCTGTTGCCGCTAGTCCAGCACCATATCTTGGATTTTCTAGGTAGTCAAGCAAACAACTAACAGGGTTTCTACTCCACGTTTTTGTTCTTGATGCATATGAGCCTACTAAATCTTTGCCTCCACCGCTGTGATTTCTTACGTTATAGACTTTCTTGCCCAGCACTTCAAACTTCAACTGCGGAATGCCGCCTCTGTAAGGGTTGTTATCAGCGTCTTCTTGTGACTTTATTTCTTTCCATTCAAACCTACAAGCTACGTATGCAACACCTGGCAAACGTCTGCGTTTTTTACTCCAACTTGCACTTTCATTTGCAAGCGAACTTTGTCCTTGCCCTTCTGTGCCGTTAAAACACTGGAAACGCATACGTCCTTTGTATTTGCCTGCACTTACATTGATGTTAGCACCGTGTGCATACCTTTTGCCATCTGCAGGCAAAGGCAGTTGTGTGTCATCTACAAATATCTTATGGAACCCTTGTATTTCGCCTTCTGCAACAGCATACACAACATACAAGTATTTGTTGTTTGTGCCGTTTGTTTCAGCATATACTATTGTGCCACCTACAAGCCTATGTCCATACACTACTGGTATAGCAACGTTTGTACCTGACTTTGTAATAGTAACACCTTGTGCTTGTTGTCCTGGATCATCAATAGTAGGTGCATCAAATATACCAAAAGGATTCAGGACGAATCCTATAACATCCCCTACGAAGTCTATTATGCCCTTTACGATGCCACCTACTATCTTCCCAATACCCTTGATTATACCTGCTATTGGATTTAAGATTTTTTTGAAAAACCCGCCCATTATTCTGTCTCCAGTTTCTTAACATAGTGGTATCCAACTTCAGCCATCTTTTGCGATTTGTTCCAGTAGGTTTTGCTCCTATACAACCAAGGTTCATTTGGTTGATATTGGTTATCATACATACAGCAACTGGCGTGCATAAAGATACATCCAACTTCTTTGCACCAGTCCTCTGCAACATTAAACAGATCATCTGCTAAAAACTTGTTTCTTACTTCTGGATGGACAAAAAACAGGATAATCTCACCATATAAACTGCTATTCCACAGTTTCTGTTGTGCGGCTACTACACAATATGCACTAAAAACATTGCCTTCGTCCTTTACAAAAACCTTAAAGTCAGGTGATATCATCATTGCCTTAAGTTGCTGTTTGAAATAACCTCTTTCAAGTTGATCGTGTTCAATAAGTCCTGCATCTTTAGCGTGTTCTGCGGCAAGATTTGTTAGTTTTTCTAGTTCATCTACTCTTGGTTCTCTAATCATTTTTTACCCCACTTTATATCTTGCAGTGTTTCGTGGCTGTATTGAAAGCCAAAGTCTTGTGGATGTTCTTTTTGAAGATTACCTTGATTGGTCCTACGTCCTGTTTTTCTGTTAAAGTTTGCAAACTGCGAACTAACTTCTAAAGTTATAGTTGCAGTGTCATTTGCATCAGTGATCCTATAACCGCTTATCTTACCTTTGAATATTAGTATAGCGTGATCACCAGTGCTATCACCAATAAGTGTGTTGTCAGTAGGATCTAGATATGCACGGTGTATTGTTACATCTTGGTTTATTTGGTTGCTTGTGCAAAGTGTTGTAACATTGTCTAAAGTTAAAGCACTAATAACAATGTTGATGTTAGTGATTTGCATATCAGCAACTTCACCAGCTTCACTTATGCCTAAAAAGTGTCCTTGTGCTTCAAAAACATTGCTGTCAAAAGTTATATCAAAAGGTGCGTCTGTATATCTCCTATTGCTTCCTCCTTGGATGCCAATGTCAATCAGCGTCACTTCCAGCAGTGAGTCACCTGCTAGGTATGTGTTCTGTGCCGCACTTAAACCTCTAGACATTTATATCGCCTCTTCTACATCAATCTCATATGCTACTAAACCGTCTGTTCTGTAGTTAAACTCCTGCAGGTCATTTGAAAGTATCATCCTAAACGGCACATCGTGACTTGTAATGTTTTCAGTATTGGACACACCTTCAACAAGTGCTGGTGTTATTGTCATTGTAGCATCGCCACTTGCATCACTGCTTACGTCAGCGGCTATCATATACACTTTTGTATGGTTTGCAAAACGTACTAGGTCACCTGCTTTGAACACGTTAGTAGGACCAGTGCCACAGTTGAAATCAACACTAGTATCTCCTGCACTTGCACTTGCAGTTGTTGTCAGTGTTGCTACACTGTGATTAAATGTGCTTGTGCTTTTGCTTACTTCTGGTATAACAATGTCAAAGTCATTTAACCCACCTTGTGCTCTTGCAACAAAAGCCGCTATAGGTCTAAACTCTGCTTGTGTCATAATAGGAAAAGCAAGTGTGCCACTCCACAAAGTAGTAGAGTTACTTGATCTTACAACCCTACCACTTGCTGTCTGTGTCCTTTTTGTAAGGTTGTTTTGTTTGAAGTTTGCTGCCGCAAACCCTGGCGAACTTGGAAATGTGCCTATGTTAGCCATCTTATACTACTCCTTGTCTTCCACGCTGTTGCATTGCTTGGTTGATGATACCTGTAATAGTACCGCGTCTGCTAATAAGCAGTTCATCAAAACCTTGTGCATCAACTGTTTCTATGTTGAAATTCACTGTCACAGGACCTTGGTTGCCACCATTCATATCACCTATTGCTTCTGCAACTTCTCTAGGTATAACTGTGCCTGGTTGCTTAGGAACAATAAGTTCTGGTCCATCTTCACCAACTACTGTGCCTTGTCCAACTTGTAAAGCACCACCTCTTTGTCTGCCAGTATATTGTTGTGATCTAATAGTTGCAATCTGTGCCGCACCTGATGCAAGTATAACACCTGCAAGCAATGGACCAAATATACCACCTTGTGCAAGTGCTTTTGTAACACCTTGTGCAGTGTTTATAATCGCTTCAGCAATAGCCGCCGCTTTTGCAAGTCTAAATGCTTCTTTGCTGTGTGCTGACAGTTGATCAAGTGCAATCCTGCCTGACTCTTTCAAGAAGCCAACTTTTTGCTCTTCTGACATTTTGCTGATATCTATTTCTGCAAACTTGCCTGCTTTGAGCAGCCGCTTGAGCTCCTGCCAAAGTTCTTTGGCTCGAGCTTTGGCGTTCATTTGGCCCAGGGCAAGGTTGCATGTGACTGTAGACTCACGATAGCCATCGCGAGTGCCGCGCGGCATCTTCTCAGGCAGTCGAGCAGGAGTATCGGCCGAAAGCTTCACCCTCCGACGCGTCCATACCCAGCTCTCCTGCCGAGCCCATTCCTCTGGGTGCCATTCGTCATATGGC